ATTCATGCCCAGATTTCTCCGAGCCTTTCCCACACATTCCATTGCCATCGTTCAGTCGACTAGACATCGCTAAGAGGTGCGGTTACGTATACTTCTTAAGTAGGCGCCAGTTCCCTCGCCACAGCCTGATTAGGGCTGAACGCTTGGGAGCCCCGAAATCAATTCGATCTCGGACTGAAGGCTTATAAGAAACGGGAATTGAGGCTATCTCAGCCCGTAACTCATCTAACTGACACCAGAGATCGTTGATCTCTAATAAACTTAGCCCCTCTAGACTACGAACTCGGGCAAGCATGTCCCGCAGTTTCCGCTCAAATCCCCGCAGTAGTTCATCCTCGATCAGGAAATACCAGGTTTCGAGGTAGGAGTTTCCTCCAAGCAACCCTCGATTGTTAAGATTTTCGAGACCCTCGAAAGGTGTCCCTACTCCTCTGTCACGCTCTAAGATTGCCTTCACGTGCGTTTCAAGTGAACGTATTGCTGACTGCAAGAGCTTACTGCTAAGAGAGTCTTTCATTGCTGAAAGAGCCTCCGAGGTCACCTCTCGAATCTTTCCTGGTTGAGCCTGTAGGAGCCAATCCATTGCTGGAAGGGCCCATGGACTGCCAGGGCGAGACAAGAGGATCGCCAGCCCCTGAAGACGGGATCGAGACTCCAACACGGCTGGCAGCCGTGCCAGAGCTCGATACCCATAACCTAGAATCTTCGATCCGATCCTAAGAGCGTTACTCAAAGAATCTACCGAAGCATGCACCATTACCTGTTCGAGCACACTGAGGTCGGCTTTCGCCACCCCAATAGCAAGAAGGGAGATAGGTGATGCATCTTTCCCAGCGACAAAAGTTCGTTTTGCGAACTCAAAGCCACCGGTAGACGAAATCAGAGATTTCGCCAATCCATACTCTACTCCAATTTCGGAGAGTAAAGCGAGGTATTCCTCGGCTACTTTCTTGTGTGCGATTACAATATCGTCTCCAAGTAATGCGTAGTCTAGAAAGAACTCAATCGTTCCAAATACCCTATATGCAGCATACTGCACTAGGAAATGATGGGTAAGCGAGAAGGCCGCCCAAGAGGTGAGCGCACCCATTGGTTGACCAGCCCCGTACCGCACACAGTCGGGAGTCCCTTCCGGGACTTTCCAACGTGGCGCTATA